GTAGCCGGAATATCATCCATAGCCGTTGGATGTTTGCCTCCACAGTGCGGGCAAACATCGCTGTAAAGTTCGGGCTTATGTTCGGTGGTAATCGATGCCCCCGGATTACCACCTAACGAAAATTTGCAGCAAGGCTCTGAGTAGGATTAACTGCCTGGCTTTCTTTTTTACCAAGAATTGGCACGTTAAATGTTTTCGATATCCATTGTTCATCAACCTCATAACTATTGAGTACCCCCTGAACAATTTCCCAATGTTCTTTTAAGGATAATGATTCGGAGCGGTCGAAAACAAAACGCTCGTTATCGTTAAATTTAAAGCCATGCATACGAAGCATTGGAATGAGTTTGTTATTAACCGTAAACTCAATCATGCGTCTGTCTTTTTCGGCAATCTTTTCATCCAGCGTGCGCTCGTGAACTTCGCTCTGGCTTCTGGAGCTACCGTCATCAACAACCATTGTACCACCTAAGAAAGCCTTACTCATTTCATCATTCGTGGTTTTTATTTGCTCCATGAAAATCTTGTGTGGATCTCCTTTGGTTGAACCATCGTGAATGGTAACCTTGGTACCTTCAGGTAAAACAGCATTGGCAGCCTGGCCGAGGTTGTTTAAGGCTTCCTCAATTTCGTCCAGTTTCTTTTTATCAGTGGTAATTGTTTCGGCTGTTACCATTGGTATTCCAAAACGTTCGGAAAGATCGGCCCACACCTGTTGGGCATTCCTTTTCCAAATTAATTGAGGAATGATATCATTCAATGCGCCATATGGATGAATACTTTCAACAGAAATTAAGTTCTTTTGAAATTTAGGATCAGTATAATTAATGAATTTATTACCACCAACCTCGAAATATATTCTCTCAAATTGAGGACAAACATTCCGGTGTGGGACCATTTTCCAGATCATATTAACCGGATCCACTAACTCATTTACAGAATACTTACGATAAATACTGTAAAGCCAACGCTCCATTAAGTTGTAAAACCATTCGGTTTCCAACTGGCGGCTTGCCTCTTCGTTCTCGTTTCCGTCCTGATCCATAATATAAAACCTGTTACCGGTAACAGCAGCTGTTCTTATTTGCATAAGTGCCTGTAAGTGACCGTCGGACATCAGGTTATCGTACAAATCCTGTAAAATAAACCAGCGGGGATCTTCGTAGTTATCGGCAGCATCAAGGGCCCCACGCCACTTTTTAATGTCTGATCTGGTTTTATCTTTAAACTCACCAACAATTTGAGCGATTAAACCTTTTTTATTAGCACTGCTTGCAGCTGCTACTGGTATTTTGGTTTCTCGCTTAACTAAACCAAACAAATATGATTGTGATTGTACTTCGTATTCCATAATTAAAATCGATTATCTTCAGGTTCATGTTTACTCCAGATTCTTATATCAGTCACGGTATTACCTTCATCATCGGTAATCAGTGGAAGGTTACATGGCGCACCTTTCTGCACAGCCTTTAACCATTCCAGGCAATCAGCATATCTGTCGCTGCGGGTTTGTGGGATCTTATTACCTCCTTCTTTGCTCCATAGGTGGTATAATGCCATATCGATGGTACACATTACAATAAAATGATCACGTGTATCTTCTTCTTCGCCAACAGGAGCATCAACAAATATTTGATTTACATCATATTGTCCGGCCAAATAGTTTTTAATTTGATCTATCGCCACATCAACAGCTCTTTTTAACTTACTTTTTTCCTGTGTGGTATCGATTAGCTTTGCTATTTCAGCACGTATCTGAACATCGTAATCGTTATCTGATAAAAATGCCATAATTAAAACCTGTTTTTAGAATTAACATGAATGCTTGCTTTACTGCGTGTGCGAATAGAACCATAGTTCTCGGCTCTTATATAAGTACCCAGATGGTTAAGAGCCTGTTCATCGGCATCGGGACTGTCGTCGTGGGTTTTGTAACCCGGTTCAATTCCTTTAAGCTGCGATATACCAACCTGCATATCGTTGTTTGCTTTCTCCTTTTCGTTGTAGTAAATGCGCCCGTTTTGGTAGTATGGATGCAATCCGGCTACAATACGGTCATACTTGTTGGTGCGTGGGCGGTCAACAATAGCAATGTTAAGCGGCCTGCCTTTCTCCATCTCAACCAACCGGAGTGCATCTCTTAAAGGATCATTCCAGAACTGGCTTTCAACCTTCCAGTGTACAACCACGGTTTCGGGTAATCCTTCTTCATAATCATATATGAACCGAATAGCATCAACCATTTTGCACTGGCGTACAAAAGCCTTCATTTGCCAAAACTCACGCTCATACAATCCCCACACCTTAACGGCGTTGTAGTCGCTTTTACCCGAAAATGCAACATCCCAAAAGCCGATTAATATTTTAAAATGGTTCATTGCCGGAGGTTTTCCCCACTGAATGTGTTCATCGGTAAAAATTTTACCTTCCACGTGCTTTTCGTGGTTGAACTCAGCACGAGCTGCTAATGCTCCAATATCTTCTTCCCAATCACGATAATAAGTATTGTCATACTTTTCTTTCCATGCTGGCTCGTAGGTCGTTTGATCGTAAGCTTTTACTTCATCAACAATCCATTTTGGGTGTCGGCTTTCCAATAAATTTTGAATGGAACGGGGCCATGGATCGTTATTGGCATGCAGGTACCTTCTAATCGGGCCGTCCATTGTTGGTAGCAAATCTCTTTCAATCCACTTTACAATATCATCTTGACGTTTGGGGTTTCGGCTGGTGTCCTTATCTTCCAAATCATCGCACACGATGTAATTAGGGCGGTGTTTCCTTTTACGCAAACCCCTGGGACTTTGCCCCATACCCAATGCCACTCCGTGGAATCTTCCATCTTTTGTGGAAAAATCACCATCGGCCCACGAGCCGGATAATACCTGCTCTCCAAAATCATGACGTAATAAATCGTTCTCCTCAAATTCCAGTTGTATATCAGAAAGTAATTCAGCTGCTTTATCAAAGTTATTAGCCACGAGAACCATGTAGATGGATTCTCCGTTAACCCAAAGCCAAAGTGGAATAATTAAGTCAACCCAAACTGATTTTGCAAGTCCACGCCCCCAGCGCACTAATATTCGTATAACCCACATTTTTAGAACGAGGTTAGCCAGGCGAATTTGAAACCATGATGACTTGCATTCGGCTATTTCAGTCATGTAAGTTTCAACAAAAAAACCTACATTATTTTTAGCTTTTTTTATTCTTCGTTGCTGCTCTTCGCGTGTTTCGTCATCACGGATAAAAGCTTTATTTTGTCTTCTTGCCTTTATCTTCTCACGGTATCTTTTTATTGATTCTTTATCCTGTACTTTCATTTAGTTAAATTTTAATGAAACTTCGTTTAAGTGAGTTTCTTGAAAATCGAAAGTTTTTAAGTACAGTTTTTCATCAAACTTATTCAGAGCATCGAAGATCATTTCCATAACAGCAATATATGTGGATAGGGTTACCTTATTTTCGCTGTCGACCGAAAGAAGCGTTTTATTCCACTTCGATACAGAATCATCAATTTTGGCAATTTCAGAACGCAGTTGTTTTACTCCCTCTTCATCCTTATTAAATTCTGCCTTTTTTAAGAGCTTTGATTTTTCAATGCGATCCTCAGTAAGATCGTTAATGATTTGTTTGATATTGTTGATCCTGTTTTGCGGATTAGATATTTTCGCATTACGCAGATCTCTCCAGTTACCATCAACAACCCACTTACTCATGGTCACTTCAGAAACCGACATACCTAAATTTTTAAGAAGCAGACATGTTTCCTTCGATGATTTTCCCTGCTCTACGATGAAATGATAAGCGAGTTTTCGTTCACGTTCTTTTGCCATAATAATACCTATTTTATACAAAGGTGGTTTTTAACCATTTCAAAAAACAGTTATTCTGATATACTGTCATAAAATACTGATATACTGACATATATAATAGGTATAATACACAAATCGTGTTAAAATTGTAATTGCTTTTACTCTGAATTATTTCAGTTTAATTAAACCTTGAAAATCATGTAAACCAATGTTGAATGTTTAGATTAGAAAAGAAATCGGATAAGGCAATTCTCACCATTTACGGTTACGTAGGTGGTGCCTATCTTGATTTTAGGGCTGTTGAGAATGCGTTGCACGACATTAAAACATCGGGAATTAAGCATGTTGACTTCTGGATGCACACCTATGGCGGTGATGTTTTCGAAGGTAATTTGATGATTACTTTCATTAATGAATTTCAGAAAGCAGGCGGTGTTGTTGATTTATATGCTCCAGGTATTATTGCTTCGATGGGCGTGCCTATTGCAATGGCATGCAACACACGTTACATAGCTAGCAATGGTTTAAGCATGATTCATACAGTCAGAGGTGGAGCATATGGAACTGCTAAGGACATGGAGCAAACTGCCAAATTACTTCGCATCATTGAAAAGCAGTTTAAGAAAAGGCTTTTAGAGATTACCAATAAAACAGAGGCTGAAGTTAACGAATGGATGGATGGTAGCGATTACTGGTACGATGCCGATGAGTTAATTGAGATGGGATTGTTCAATAAAAAAATACCATCGACAGTAACTGATATTACTACGCTGAACAGAGAAGAAATTGAAACGCTTGGGGCAAGAGGCGTATATGAACGTTTTGCCGCAGTACTTATACCCGAATTGAAAATTCAAAATAAAACGGAAATGGACAAAAAAACTTTGATCAACAGGTACGGCTTAACAACTGTTACCGAAGCCAGCTCTGAGGAGGAGATCATGGCTGCAATTGACACTAAAATCAAGGCTGGCGATGACAAAGCCAAAGAAGCCGAGACGAAACTAAAAGAGTCGCAGAAATCTGCTATTAAAGCAGCTGTGAAAGCAGCTAAGGATGCTGGTAAAATTCCAGAGGCGAAAGTGGCAGAATATGAAGAAAGGGGCGAACGAATTGGTTTGGAAGAGCTGAATGCAATATTTGCCGACATGCAGGTATACGAGAGTATTACCGATAAATTAGAAGGTAAAGGTGGTGGAGAAGGCCCTAAAGCAGCCAGCCGTAAAGATTGGGACTGGGATAAATGGCAGACAGAGGCCGCAGCTAACAAGGTTGTGGAGGCAGAGTTAGAAGCCATGCCAAGGAAAGACCCTGAAGCTTTCAAGGCTTTGTATAAAGCTAAATATGGTGTTGAACCTGAATTATAATCATTTAAAATAAGAACCAATGTCAGGAGTTAGAAAAGAAATTTGGACGGGGAAAGTAATTGAAGAATTCTCCGCACTCGAAAAAAGCACTTTCCTTGAAGGAATTGAAGACTTTAGCCGCTACGTGAGTAACGTAGGTGACGAAGCTCAGGTTATACATGCTGTGTATATGGGAGTTTCTCCCGATGTATTGATTAACAATACTACCTATCCTATTCCTGTTCAGGAATTAGGCGAAGAGGATGTTACTCTTCAATTGGATAAGTACCAAACCAAGCAAACCCCTGTTACCGATGATGAGCTGTATGCTCTCACTTACGATAAGATTGCTACTGTAAAAAGTAAGCATGCCAAAGCTATTGCCCGTAACAAGATTAAAAAGGCTATTCATGCCCTGGCTCCAAGTGGAGCAACGGCTGCAATGCCTATCCTTGTAACTACAGGTGATGATGATGGAACCGGAAGAAGAAGGTTGGCTTATGCCGATATCGTTCGGTTGAAAAAAGAACTTGATGATCTTGAAATTCCTGAAGAAGGAAGAAGGTTGGTGCTATGCAACGATCATGTGAACGATATTTTAAGCTGGGATCAGAAATTTGCAGACCAGTATTATAACTACAAATCGGGTAAGGTTTCTGATTTTGTAGGATTCCAGGTATTTGATTATACCGGCAATCCATTGTATGAACCGGCAACTAAAACCAAGCTTGCCTTTGGTGCTGTACCAACAGCCACTTCGAGAAAAGCATCCGTATTTTTTACGCTTGAAAGAGCTGCAAAAGCACAGGGATGGACTAAGATGTATTATTCAGAAGCTGCAAAAGACCCGGCTAATCAGCGTAATATGATGAATTTCCGACATCACTTTATCGTTATGCCAACACGTGAAGAAGGGCGTGCGGCTATTGTATCGGATAACTATGTAGCACAAAACTAATATTGTTGAGATATGAGAAACTTTAAATTTTTATTGTTGTTTGTTGCAGTCATGTTTATGGCTGCAGCGGTAACACAGGCACAGGATGTAACCCTGAGCCAGGGAACCTACAAAGCAATTACAGTGATTGCCGATGGCGATACCATTGAAGGCAACACGATGGAGGTTGGTAAAACTTTCTTAATTGATAAGAGTGATCCGTACGGATATAGGTTCCAGATGAGTTGTGATAGTCTAAATGCTGCCGGAACAACCTTATTGATTTTAAAAGGAGGTATTACCACAGATAATATGCAACCGATTGATACAGTCGTATGGAGCATGACATCATCTGATACTACAGCACTGTTTGACCAGACATCTGTTACGGAAAGCTGGCGGTTTATAGGAGGATTTATAAAAGGAACCAATGCCAGCACCAAGGCTAAACTTGGTGCACAGCATATAAAACTCTTGCTGAAGTAATATATGTCGCAGCGAGACGAAATAGTAGATAAAACCAAGCTCACACAACGTGAGCTTCTTATCCGCCTTTCAGATCAAATGGAATCATTCCAGGAAGACATGAAGGATGTTAAGAAGCAAGTTCCTGATATAAAGGACAGACTTACAAAGGTGGAAACACAGATGGAGACACGAATTGTTGTAATTGCAGGAGCTGTAGGAATTGTATCTATCATTTTCACTTTGATTGTAAATATTTTCGGATTATTTAATCAATAAAATAAATGGCACAGAAAAAAACATTAGAACAGTTAACAACAGATCTGAAGGAATATCATGAGCTGTTGAAAAATGCGAAGACTGATAAAGAAAAGTCTGAAGCAAAGGAACTCATTGAATCTGTATCTGCTGAAATTGAGAAAGCACGTGAGGAAGAAGAAGAGAAAGCGAAAAAAGAAAAGGAGACAGCTGAAGCAAAGGCGAAGAAAGAAGCTGAAGAAAAAGCAAAGAAAGAAGCTGAAGCAAAAAAGAATAAACCTTCCAAAGATAAAATTGAGGAAGCAAAAGCGGAGTTAAAAATCATGGACAGGTACAAAGTGGATGAAATCTACAAAAACTCTAAAGAGGAGTATTTTACGAACCAAAACCTTGCTCAATTGTCGGAAAAAGACAAGAAGAAGGTAAAAACGATTACCAGGGAAGTTGTTGAAACTATCGCTAAGTAAGTAAGTATGAAACTGGCTTTAATTATTAATTTCTTGTTAACGAACAAAGGTGTTCGTGAAGCTTTATACGAGACTATTGATTACTTGGTTAAACGCAGAAAATTAAAGCGCGATTCTGACGGGCTTACTGAAGCAGACAGGGAGGAGTTGAGAGAAGAGAGATACGACATTGCTGAAGCATTTTTGAAAATCATAAAAAACGAGAAATGAAAACACGAAAAGTATTTTTTACCATAATGATCATATTAGCTCCTATGTTGCTTTTAGCACAAACAGGAGAGGCTGATAAAGGCGGCATTATCGGCTGGTTATCAGGCGCTGGTTTAACCCTGTTAGGTGGTGTAGTGGTTTGGGCCAAGAAACACTTCAAGGGTATTACCAGGAAAATAAAGGAGGTGATTGATATACCCCTGGCGGTGACTACGGGCTTATCGAATGTTTCCACCGAGATTGCCCAGGCATCCGGAGCCATAACAAGCCTTTTACAAACCATGGAGAGCTTTGCGCAAAATGATGATATGAGTGCAAAAGAACTGGTGGAGAAGTTTAAGGTACAAAAAGATGCCGCATTGAAAGAGTTAAAGGATATACCCAAAGCAGTTGATGAAGCTGGGAAAAATATACGAAAAGAGATTAATGATTTAATGCAAGCAAACGATGAGTAATTTAAGAGGTGTTCCAATAACAAAAGGCAAAGTAGGTGCAAATGTAGAAAACAATGACGGAGTTTCCGGATTGCTTATCAATGCACCTGCCATAGTCGCTGCCGGAGATATACTTGGATTAGCCCTGACTACGGTTGTGAAACTTGAATCAGTTAACGATGCAGAAAACAGGGGGATTGATGCTGCATTTGATACCGATAACGATGTGAGGGTTTACCGTCATATTACCGAGTTTTACCGTATGGCAGGAGAAGGTACTAAGTTATATCTCATGTTTGCCGATCCGGCAAAAGATATGGAAACCATGATAAATGACCACGGTGAAGCATTGATTAATGGATCTGGTGGTGATGTAAGATATTTGTCAGTGGCTTATAATCCTCCTGGAGGATATGCTCCAACCTACGTTAACGGGTTGGAAGCTGTAGTTGATGCAGCTATTGCTGCAGCGCAAACATTGGCCGACTGGGCATTTGCTCATGATAAACCTTTAAATGTTTTCCTTGAAGGCAGGGGTATAAACGGAACTGCAGCTGCAGCGCAGGACTTACGAGCAATAACAGTGGCTGATGTTGTAATTGAGTATGATTATGTATCAGTTATTATCGGTCAGGACTGGGATTATGCTGAAACACTTGTTGGTGAATACCAGAAATATGCTGATGTTGGAACCTTTATGGGAACAAAAGCAGGTATTAAAGTTAATGAAAACCCTGGTGAAATTGGCGAAGAAGGTGATGAAGAAGGATTGGATCTCAGCGATGCAGATCAGTTGATCTGGTTAACAGCTGGATTGAGCAATCATACCAAGGTCTCAGCAATTGATGAAGAAGACCTGCAGGACTACGAGGACAAGGGCTACATTTTTGCACTAAGTTATGTTGGATTCGCAGGATATCGTTGGAATAACGATCATGTTTGTGCACCGGTTATTATTGATGCAAACAACAACATGAATGTTCACACGATTGCCATTGGTGCAACACTTAATAAACTTGCCAGGTTAGTAAGAAAGAAATTGCTGCCTAAAGTGAAGAGCACTGTGCCAGTTGATACGGCTACAGGAAAACTGACACCCGGAATGGTGAAGTACTTTGAAGGTATTGGTAACGAAGCCTTCACTGAAATGCTAAATGCCGGGGAGATTTCAGGAGGACAAGTAATTGTTAATCCTGATTCTGATTTAAAATCGGGCGATAAAGAGCTGGCAACTGAATTTAATATGGTTGACACAGCAACTCTTGGACAGATATCTGCAAAACTTAACGTTAAAAAATCATTGTAATGAGCTTAATTAAACGCAACGGTAAAGCATACGATAGTGGTGATGTGCAAATCGCCATGTTTGGGAGCATCGATTACGAAGTTACCGAAATTGAATATAATACAGAACAGGAGCATCAAAAGAATCATATGTTGGGAAGCAACAAAGCTTCATCGTGGAGTATGGGCAAAATTGATGATACGGCAAGTATTACTATTCGTTTGGCTTCGATATCGGCAATTGAAAAGGCAGCTAAAGGTAGCTTGTTAAGAATTAAGCCTTTTGATATTAACGTAACCTTCACCAACGAATATAACGATATAATTAACGATACTCTTACTGTGAAATTCACCGACCAGGGAAGAAGTGTTGATGGTGGAATGGATTTAAAAAAGCAGTATGCGTTATTCGTAATTGATATCGATTATAATAATGTGTAATTAAACATTGATTAAACGCTACTAAAATGGACGAAAATAAAAGTAAAGCTAAGAAGGATAAAATATTACTGCCCGATGGAGTAACGGAAGAAACAGTAAAAGCGTGGAAGGAACGCTACGGCGAAAACAAGGTAAAACTTGCTACACTAAACGATGATAACGATTCGTTTGCGCCCTTTGATGTTGTTATTCGTGTGCCCGACAGGGTAACTATGGGTGAATTTGAAAAGTGGCTTGACAAAAATCCTGATAAGTCAAAACAGATTCTTGTTAAAGCCTGCCTTTTATCAAGTAAAGAAGAAGTTCTTGCACATGATGATAAATTCTTAGCAGCATTTAATGCCATTGCCGAGATACTTCCGATCAGGAAGGCTGTCATAAAAAACTTATAGAGCATTACCCGGCAATTGACGTTGTTGATGATGAAGAAAGCGCTGGGCGCTGGGCATCAAACTTTATACGTCAGGGTAATGCATTGATGAGTTTATATATGAACATTCCTTTTCCTGAAAAACTGCCTGATGATATTTGGTTTGAAAAATATCGACAAATACAATGGCTTTCAGCTAAAGGATTACTAGGGGTAAAAACAGAAAACAAAAAATCCGATGACCAGGGTTCCGATTAGCATAGATGGCTTATTTAAAAGATATGATCGTGCTTTTGGATTTGCAGCCATGAAAGTAACGCCCCGGCTTATTCAAGCCGGGTTTATTAAACCGTCGTGGTATCTTAACACTGTAAGCTTTGCCGATACACAATCGACTTATGCCGAAATGGAGTTTGTTAATTCAAAATCGGGTAATAAGTATCAGTTTGGCATCGATGCATTGGAAAATGGAACTCCTGCATTACCCTTCATTAAGCAAAAAACCGGGGAAAGAAAGTTTCTCGCACCACCTCCAATGGTTTCATTCAGTCGTGACAAACATACGGTCATTACACCAATAGACAGAAGCGAACATGAGGTGGTTGAAAACTTTGGCAACAAATCATACCTGTTTAATTTACGAGGGATACTCATTGACCAGGAAGAACATCAGTATCCTTCTGATTTGGTAAAGCAGGTACATGAGATCTTTGGAGCTGCAGGAACATACAAGGTTAGTGGCGACATATTTAATGACCTGGAAATATACGAAGTCTTTTTTGAAGGAGGATTGAAGATTGATTTTGTGGAAGGCTTTGTTGATACGGTAAAATTTAGCGTGAATGCACGTAGTGTTGAATCGGCAGAATTTCTGATACAATGAGCGAACGATTACTATATTACGAACCTAATGCACGCGTTACCATTGCTAATGCAGTTTTTAACAATGTTAATGATATCGTTATTAACGAAAGCGTTATTGAACTGGGAGGTAATCACGCAGTAGCAATTTTACCCAAAAACAACAAAGCATTTGATGCCATTAGTGTGTTAGATTACATTGCTGTGGGCGATCCTGTAACTATCGAGCTCGGTACCAATGGTGATTACCATATTGAGTTTACCGGGTTTCTTTCCGAAATTGAAGCCGATGCACCACTTGTTTTGCACATCGATGACGAGATGTATCCGCTAAAGCATAACCGTTTAAAGAAAACTTTTAAATCAGTCACATTATACGATTTACTAACTTATATAGCTCCAGCTTATACCATTGAATGTTCAGATGTAAATCTGGGAAGTTTTATGATTGATAATGTGAGCACTTACAAAGTGTTGCGAGATATTCAGCAGCAACATGGATTTTACACTAAAATCAAAGATAAAGTATTACGCTGTTATTGGTCCTTTGATTTTAAATTCTGGGAAAGGCACAAGTATAAGTTTGGGGTAAATATCAAAAAAAGCAATGGTTTAACCTGGCACCGTGCCGAGGATGTTAAGGTGCGTGTAAAGGGAATCGCAAACCAGCGCAATGGTAATAAGTTTACCTATGAAACAGGGAGCGATGATAACGATGCTTCGAGGCGAACAATAAATTATCATCCTATAAGCTTTGAGGAACTAAAGGAAAGTGTAAAAGCCGATTTTAAGCGATTTGCATTTGACGGCTACTCGGGAAGCATTAAAGGTTTTGCTATGCCTCGCACACATGCAGGTGATGTTTTAACAATAATTGATGACCAGGAACCGGATCGTGAAGGCAATTACCTGATCGAAAAAACAATTATACGATACAGCCTTACACAAGGGTTTGAACGAGATAACACTTTAAGCTATAAAGTATGAGTGGAGAGAGCGCATTTGAAAAAGCTGTTGAGAAGATTGTACGAAAAAACATACCCCTTTTTCTTACCGAGGGAGAAGTGACAAGTGTTGATAAAGAAGCCAATACCTGCGATGTAGATCGTGGTGATTTACCTGAACTGCTCGATGTAAGATTGAATTCGATACTTGAAGCTGGCGATGATGTTGTAACCATTTACCCCCAGGAAGGCAGTAAAGTACTATGTATCCTGGTTGAAAACAGCCCAACGGATGCATATGTACTTGCTGCTAATAAAATTGAGGAGATCAAAGGCTTGATCAATACAACTGAATTTCTGATCAATGCACAGGGGTTTATGATACAGCGAGGTAGTAACAACTTAAAAAGCTTACTGAATGATTTTATTTCAGAGGTTCAAAAGATTATAGTAGTACAGGGAACGGGCCCAAATGTGCCGGCTCTGGAACTGATTAAAACAAATATCAACCAAGTTCTGAAATAGTGGGTGTAAGAAAAGACATATTACTGGATGATAATTACAACCTGCAGGCTGATGGCAGAGATTTGTTAGTGGCTCAAAGTGATAACCAACATGTGGAACTATTGCTCATAAGTCCTAAAAATTCTTTTAAAGAATTTCCTGCAGCTGGATCCGGACTTGAAGCCTGGAGAAAAAAGCAGTACTCATCGGCTAAATCAATGAGAAGAGAAATAACCGTACAGCTTAAAAACGATGGATACAAAGCAAGTGAGCTGGAGGTTAGTGAAGAAGGCGAAACGATTTTAAACTATGTAAATGATTATTGATATGAGTAAACTATTAAAAATAGCATGCTCTCAACTGGGAGTAAAAGAAATTACCGGAAGTAAGCATAATAAAACGATTGTTGATTATGCTCACGATATAGGGTTAAAATGGATCAATGATGATGAAACGCCATGGTGTGCCATATTTGTTAACTGGTGCCTTAAGCAGGCAGGATTGCCTTATTTAAAAAGTGCGTTGGCACGTGATGGTTTAAAGGTTGGTGTACCTGTTCAGATAAATGAAGTTAGGCCTGGTGATATAGTTGTGTTCTGGAGAGGAAGCAGAGAAGGTATTAAAGGGCATGAAGCAATCGTATTGGGGTTTGATTTTTACGAAAATGCAGTATACTGCGTTGGGGGAAACCAGGGAAATGAAGTATCCGTTGCTTTATACGATTTAGACCATTTACTGGGGTTCAGAAGACTTGAAAATATCCAAACCAAAGATGTTCCTAAAGCTCCATTAAGTTATGGAGATGACAATGTTTATGTAGAAACATTACAAAACCTGTTAAATGCGATGGGATACAAGGTAGGTAAGGCAGATGGTTTGTATGGTACTAAAACAAAGAAAGCTGTTGAAGCATTCCAAACCGATTGTGGTTTTCCTCCTGGAGACATTACAGGAGAATTTAATGATTTTACAAGAGATCACATGATATCTAAACTTCAGGAATAATGAAATCAGTAGCTGTAAGCCCCGGACAAAACATATACGATATTGCTGTACAAGAGTACGGTAGTATCGAGGGTATCCTTAAGTTCAGGGAGAACAGTGAATTTTCATTTACCCAGGATATTAATCCGGGAGAAAAGATTGAGGTACATGGTAATGTTGTGAACAGAAACGTACAGGAGTTTCTGAAGTTATACCCGAAAATTGCCACAGGCAATGACTTCTCCCAAAATATACTGGAAGGAATTAATTACTGGGCTATTGAAGTTGATTTTGTAGTAAGCTAAAAGATATGGCACGAAGCATAGCAGACATAAAGAAAACCATTACAACGCAGTATCTTGCCGATGCTACGCTGGTTGAGAAGTTTAATTTGGATGACTCTTTAACCTGGGACGAACATATTACCCAGGGATTAATAAGCCGCACCAATATTTTAAACATTATTGCCTTTATTGTTGCAACAGCAATGTGGACACTCGAAGTGTTGTTTGATGATCATAAAGCTGATACGAATGAAGATCTGAAAAATCAGAAGGTGCATACATTGCGATGGTATGAGCAAAAGGCATTAGCTTTTCAGTACGGCCACACGCTGAACGATATTATTGATAATGAAGAAGATTACTACGACAATGCCAACCGGACAGAGGAAGAGGTGGAAGCTTCCATGGTAATTAAAAAGGTCTCAGTAAATAAGCTTTCTGCTGATGACGATTATGACATAGAAATGAAGATCGCCGGGGCTGATGCTGAAGGTAATTTAATTCAATTAAGCAACGATCCTGAAAATCCTTATTATGATTCATTCAAAGCTTACTTTGAAAAGATCGGTGATGCAGGTGTATATATTAAGTTTATTAACCGTGTTGCCGACAAATTGAAACTACAAATTCGGGTTTATTATAATCCTCTAATTCTTAATTCAACCGGGAATCTGTTAACAGGTGGTGATAGTGAGCCTATAAGAGATATAGTTGCCGAGTACTTAAAGACAGGAATCGATTTCGATGGTGTATTGGTATTGAATGATCTAACCGATGAATTACAAAAAGTTGGTGGTGCTGATATACCTGAGATTACAAATGCCGAATATGAGGCGCAGGATGGCAGTTTCTTGCCTCTTGTTACCAGGCATCAACCCTTTTCAGGATATTTTACAACGGCTGAAACCGAAGCTGATGATTTAACAACCGAAGTACTTGAAGAAGGCACCTGGACAAGGAAAGGATACTTAGAGATATTATACATACCAAACGTTTAGATTATGGCAACAAACTACGATATAAATTATAATAAGCTGGTATACTGGTTAAATCACCCTGTTTTAAATTTAGGTGATCTTTATAATTTATTGCGTTGCCTCATAGCTCCTGTTTCTTATTTAAAAGGAAGTTTCGATACATATAGGAAAGAGATTGCCTACAATATAAAAATTACAAGCCAGGTTATTTACCTCGAGCGTGCATTAAATGATTCGTTTGATTATACCGAACGAAGAATATACATATTGAATATTATTAAGCAGGTACCCTTAATACTTTATGATCGTGATGCCTGGGACCAGCTTGCCGATGATGAAAAAGTGTACCTGAATGACCGGGGAAATGACCCGGTGTATTTGTATGACCGTGAGGCTTCCGGCTTGGGAGGTTTTGCAGTATACGTTCCATTTACATTAACTGAACAGCAGCGAATTAAAATGAACTCTTTATTGGATTATTACAAACTGCCTGGCAAAAGACATATTATTATTGAGAACGCTTAAAACATAGGATATGAAATACCACAAAATACCACCAGCAGGAACCATTATGGAACTTCAGAAACAAGATTTATCCTGGATACAGGATGGACTCGCTGAAGGTGTAAATGGCTTACTGAAATTATTGGGAGATGGTAACTATATTATTAACGGAGTTGAAGTAAGTGGCACCCAGTTAACCAATGGCTGGATTTACTATAATGGTGAATTGCTGCGTTTTAAAAGCGGAGCAAACAATACCAAATTTATTATAGTTGATGCAGAGGTAACTGCAGGTACAGGTGATTATGACAGATATGCCACCCCAGGATCAGGTGTCGGAGCAGTTAATATATCATCGCTACAACGAGTAAGCCAGTTGATCAATCTGGTTGCTGTTCGAAGCGACTTGGATAACCTTACTGCTTTGGTTGATACCATTTATAAAACCGGAATGATTGTTCCTTTCGTTGGTACAGTTGCACCTTCTGGATGGATGCTTTGTAATGGCAGTGCAATACCCGATGATGCAGAACATGCCGCATTAAGAGCTTTAGTTGGAGCAAATACTCCCGATTTGGACGGGCTTGGAATTGTAGGCGCAGGAGGTAGAAGCGTTGGAAGCATAGCGGGTAGCGATAACGTTAGCTTAAGTGAATCGCAAATGCCACAACATAAGCATGGCAAAGGAACTTTGTATACCGTTGCCAGGGGAGCACACTCACATACTATCTATGGTGAAACCATGCAGAAAGATGGCTCCAGTACCAAAACAGTGAAAGTATTAGACACCGGCTTAGATCCTAACCTAGGTAATTATACCGAAGAAACAGGAGTTGCTGCAAATCATAGCCACGAGATAATGGGAGAAACTGATAATAAGGGTTCCAATGCTGCTATTGACATCAGAAACCGCAGTATGGCTGCGAATTTCATTATTAAAATATAACAGACATGGCTGCACAAGATAGAAATACATTAAAGCAATGGTTTGAAAAACACGATAAGCCTACTCAACAGCAGTTTGCTGATTTGATCGATTCATTCTTGCTAATAGCTGAAGGAATAGCTGCAGAGAATGTAAATGGACTGGCTGATTTGCTTGCAGACAAATCGGATAAGGGTCATTTACATACAGGTGATATCGATTTTTCAGCCATAGATTTTGATGCCGATGGAGTAAGTACAGTGGAAGTAGCCAGTACCTATTCATTTTCTACTGATGCAGATTTTATATACATAAAACGCCCGGATAACTACTGGGTAAGATCGAAGATACATAAAGAAGTAACCTTACCAGGCGGATTGCCTGAATAAAAAGAATAGTATGAAAAGACTAATTACCATTTTAATTTTAGCTGTTTTAACCCTTCCGGCCATGTCGCAGGGGGTGGTTAAATTAACAGAAGGTGAACCTGCTTATATACCTAATTATTTAATCGTTAAGGGTAGTCTATACTTTTATGATGGTTCAACATACACCAGTTTGGGAGATTCCTTATTACATTTTGTTAATAAGCAAGATAGCTCCATTTTATATTATACACCCAGACAGGTAGATAGTGTTTTACAGGTATCCAATTACTTTGATGGTACCAGAACGATAACACGAACATCATGGCCTTCGGGAGAGGTAATTGGCGGTTATAGCGTGACTGAAGTTCTACAGAACTTGTTATATCCTTCGGTTCCACCAACATCATCCATTGCCAGTTCATTATCAACCACTCAGGAGTATATGGCTGCTGGCACAGATTTGAGCACAGACTTAAACTGGTCTGCAACCAGACCAATTGCTTGTTTATCCATAACATTGATTGAAGTTGATGGAGTTTCGCAAACCATTGACACTCCCTTTGATGAAGATCATACGCAAAATGGAACTCTGGCAGGAAGATCTGTCCCGAGAAATACACAAACATCGTTTACGATTAACGTGAATTCAGAAGATAAATCATCGAGCAGTACTGTCACTATTGTTTGGAGGTGGAAGCGATACTGGGGAGCTTTTGCCAGCGCAGTACCACCAACTGATGGAGGGTTTACAATAAGTGATGCTGATGTATTAGCCTTAACAGGTGCAGGAGTTGGCACAGGAAGCGAGTTTTCAACCAGTCGCATAAAGACATACAACGGAATTGATGGCGCAGGGAATTACCTGGTATTTGCTTTTCCATCATCCTGGGGTGCTCCTGTATTTAAAATCAACGGACTTACCTCTACCGCATTTACGAAAGTTAGAGATGATGCTTTTATAAATGCCAGTGGCGGATCAGCTACTTACCAGATATGGGTAAGTAATAGCGAAATGAATTCACCAATTAGCGAATTTGAAATTGAATAAATTAAATCCTATGAAAATATTAAAACTGTTAATAATAATCGGCTTAGTTACGTCAGTAACAATGATACAAGCTCAGCAGATAAGTGGAACTCAGGTAACAAGTCCTATTGTCCCAAATGATTTACAAGATGATTATCCTACTCATGTTGATTCTCTTGGTTTTGGTGGATATAGAGTTGTACCTAATCTAACTGCAAGGTCTAATATAAAGTCAAGTAGAAAGGTCGTTGGTATGCTTGTTTATGTGATTTCAGAAAATAAAATTTATCAACTAAGTGTTCTGCCAGACACGTGGATAGAATTAGAACTTGGTTCTTTATTATACCCAGAAGCTGGGATTCCGGTGTCCACAGGTACTTCTTGGGGTAATTCAATCATAGACAATTCTAATAACTGGAATACAGCCTATTCTTGGGGAGATCACTCAACACAAGGCTATATTACCGCATCATCAATTGACATATTAACGAACAAATCAGGAAGCAATAGTCAGTGGACTAATGACGAAGGTTATATAACTTCTTACACCGAAAATGATCCAGTATATACATCAAGTCAGGCATCTAATATAACAGTAACTGATATTACTAATCTAGGTAATTTATCAGGAGTAAACACTGGTGACCAAGATTTAAGTGCTTTATCTTTGAAATCGAATGTCCTTGAATTAGATAATTTAACTTCTTTTACTCCAGACGCAGACTATGAGCCAGCTACTAAAAAATATGTAGATGATGTTTCTGGGTTAAGTCCATTAACGACTAAAGGTGATTTATGGGCATATTCTAATCAAGATGCAAGATTGCCAGCTGGTAATGATGGTCAGATATTACTAGCAGCTTCCTATTTAGATGAAGGGTTAAAATGGTCTGACCAAGTTGAACAATCATCATTATTGAAATCTAAATTAAATATTGGAGAAAACAATACTTCATTGTGGTTAATATCTCCAAAAGCTCATTATTATAATGGCAATATATATTTTTGCTATAATGATTATACAGCAAACACAAGAAAAGTTGCTAAATATGATTATACAACCGGAGTTTGGGCATCAACAACTTGGACACAAAGCTCATTATTATCTACAGGAGCTACTTCACAAAATAGAGCTCATGCAGCTCCTACAATATTTATGGATTCTGATGGATATATTCATATTACTTATGGAGGGTATCAGGCTAATTATATTAGAACCGTTAGGTCTACAAATCCTGATGATATAAGCTCATTTGAAGCAGAGGTAACTATAGAGAACACTCCTAGCATAGCCGCATCATCATATCCTACTATTTTTCAAAAAGGTTCAACATTGATATGTATTTATCGAGGAGGCGATGCTGATAGTCCTGTTATATCAAGAGCTATATCAGCTGACAATGGAGATACTTGGACAAATGTAATAGACATTACTGCTGATTATCCTTACCTTCAATCAAGAATTGATAAAAATGGAAGGGTGCATATTGCTTTTCATTTAAAACCTAGCGATAATCAAAATTTATATTATTTATATTCTGATGATATAGAAAATGTCAGTCCTACGTTTAAAGATATTACAGGAACTACAGTAACCATACCGGCAACTAATAGTGATGCTTTGGTTTTTAACTCTAGCATATATGACCAGTGCTATTTACTTGGTATGGATGCTGATAATGCAAGCAATCCACATATATTTGCATATTTAAGTGATGCAACTGAAGCTAATAGATTATCTTATTTTAGTTATAGAAATTCTGCTTGGGTTGAGGATACAATAGAGCTTGGTAATTTTTCAAGCTGGACTGTTGGTGCTGTACAAGGGGACGTACAATTTAAAAATGATAGTTCTTTATATTTAATGTCAGAATATATAAAGAACCCTAATTATGGAACTTATGGAAAGGCAGAAATAAAAGAATGGGTTTCTTACGATTATGGAGCAACATGGAATTTTAATCAATTTATTACTGAAAATACCGAGACAACCGTAGCTAATCCATTATACGTAAGAGAATCAGGAGAGCCAATGTGGTTTGAAGGCAGTAATGATTATGGTATTGGTAAAAGCGTTCATATTGGTTACAGTCCAAATAGTAGATTTACATCACCAGTAGTTTATAATTCTTTGCCAGTCGCTCCAAATCAAACTCCAACAAAGGATTATCAATTAGCAACAAAAAAATATGTTGATGATAATGCTGGAGGAGGTGGAAGTTTGCCTATAGGCTCACAAGGCGACATGTTATATCATAATGGAACTGATTGGACAACACTAGGACCGGGGACAAGTGGAGAATACCTTAAAACTTTAGGCACAGGAGCAAATCCTATTTGGGATACGCCAGCCGGGGGTTCTAGTCTATGGACATCCGCTACAAATGGAATATATTATAATTCAGGAAATGTTTCAATTGGGAATACGAGTCCTAATGCTACATTCGATTTAGTTATTGGTGATGGTACACAGACTACTTCAACTGGAAGAGCTGACTTTCTAATAAGCAATGCAGGATTGGCAGATTTTGGCATAAAGAATTCTACAAATAACATAGAATTTAGCTTTACTGCAGCAACAAGTGGGGTTAATGCTGTTACTAGAACTGGGACATACCTATTATTTCAAACATTGGATGCAGGTTCTTATGTTGGTATGGATGCAGAAAGCGGAATAGATGAGATCGTAGCTTATGATGATGAGGTAACAATAAATACTGTTTTGCATTTAACTCCTAGAGCATCAGCACCCGCATCACCAATAAAAGGAACAATTTATGTAAATGGATCAGATAATCACATTTACTTTTATAACGGAACTGCTTGGGTTCAATTAGATAATTAATTAACTAAAACGTGTGGCAACATGGAAAATTTAAAAATCAAAACCCCAATATCTTATTATGGCGGCAAGCAAACAATGTTAAAACATATCAGGCCGCTTATTCCTTTTCATAAAACATATACAGAGGCATTTTGCGGAGGCGCTGCAGTTTTTTTTGATAAAGAACCTTCGGAACGGAGGTGCTTAACGACATTAACGGAGAGCTAATTAATTTTTATAAGGTTTTTAAACAACACTCGAAGGAATTAATACTTGAAATAGAAAGCTCTATTCACAGCAGGAATTTACACACCTATGCCATGTTTGTTTATAACTTTCCTGAGTTCTTTTCGCAAGTAAAAAGGGCATGGGCTTTATGGTATTTAAGCAAAACTGGGTTTGCCAGTCGTTTAGATGGTTCTTATGGTTACGACAAAGCACGTAATACATGTGTTAAAAAGCTTTGTAATGCCAAGGAATATGCCATTGCTGAGGCAGTTGCCAAACGCCTCGAAAATTGTCAGCTGGAGAGTACAGATGCATCTAGGAGAAAACAAGTTGAGCTTATCGTTATGAACTATTAAAAAGGACGGGGTTTTTTGCCACACTTCCAATAAAAAGACAAGGAAGTAAAACTACCCAACGGGTAGAACCCCGCCCAGTATCTTCTTTCCTTGTCATTAAAAAGTGTGGCATCACAAAGATAGTGAATGTTTATAGCATTTTAATAAAACGATAATATTTTTTATTTTTGTGTGTTTTAATGTACATTTAGTATTAAAAAAATGTATAATTCATTTTGGCGTGATTA